TTGATTCATACGGTGCAGTAATGGTTGACAAGGTAGACGATGGCACCCCACGCAAGCCATCAGTTCCAAGTGAGGGTGGCAATATCTTGGCTGTAGTAATTGACATTCGATCTGCGATAGATCTACTAGAGGTAGATGAGCAGGTGATGTTACGCAATAGATATTCCACTACCCCAATGACCTTGTCTGAAATAGCAGAAGAGATGGGCATAAGTGATTCAACAGTAGATAGAAAGATACAGAAGTCTCTTCGACAAATCATCGATCACTTAGGAGGGCCAACTCCTTGGGTCTAAAGATAATGCTTGAGAGATATGAGGTAGTTCTCGCTGCTAACACAGCGATTGAACGCTATGTATCTACGATGAAGAACCAACAGATGCGTGGACTACAGGACATGGATGCATGGCAAAGAATTCTTCTTGATGTTGATGGTGCCGGTGCTGAGATTGCAGTAGCTAAATATCTCGGCGTGTATTGGGGTGGTGCCTTCGGTCAAGGCGGCGTAGACATAGAGCCGAACATCGATGTCAAGTATACGAAGCATGAGCTGGGCAGATTACTTGTTAGACCTGATGCTAAAGATGATGTGAAGTTTGTATTAGTTAGAGGTGGTATGCCTAACTACGAACTGATTGGTTGGATTATGGGTGCCGATGCTAAGAATCCAGAGTGGTTGGATAAGCCTGACTGGCGTAGACCAGAGATCTATTGCGTTCCAGAAGATAACTTGAGAAAATTTAGAGGGAGTTACAGTAACTGATGGCTACATATTCATACGAGTGTCCGGGTTGCGGTGATGTAAGAGACATCGAACGCAAGATGAGTGATCCGGAAGAGACATACATCTGCGACACTTGTCATTCAACATTTGTCCGTAAGTGGACAGCTACACCTACCATATTCAAAGCTACTGGTTTCTACTCAGTAGAAAATCCACGAGGATAAAACTAAAGCCCTCCCGAAGGAGGGCTTTAGCACCTAGAGTGGAGGATCAAGTCCACTACATTTATCTTAGCATTACTTTCCGTAGTCTTCCTTCAAGAACTTACCGCAATATGGCCAAGGCTTAGACCCTCGATCCACATAGATATGAAGGGCTACATAGAACTGTTCAAGTAGAGTGGAATCCTTTGGTGGTTTGTCGCTGTTGCCGCCATGTGCAACCCATGTCCGGGGATACTCAATCTGAAATGCCCCCTGAAATTGTTTGCGTTTGCCGCTAACAGCATTCAATCTACCGGATGATTCACACATGGCTAATTTTTGCCACGATAAAGGGAGTTGATCCAGCTCGAGGTCTGGAAGCTCTACAACTTTTGGAACTACCTCTTTATGTTTTATCTCGAGATGGATCGGGGCGTTTGGGGTCAGCGAAATCGCCAACCCCAAAGCCACCAGTCTGATTATGAATCGGTGATGCATTACTTCTCCTTCCACAGTAGGGCTGTGACCAGCCCCAGTATTGGTATCGCAATTAGTATCGGTTGGTTCTCGGCTATCCCAACAGGGAGAGTAAAGAACAGAAGGATGACAAGTATGAAGCCAATCAAATCAGCACTCCCTCTTTGAACTTCATGTCATCTATTGCATTGACTAACTCATCAGGTAAATCTCCTGAATCGGTATGTTCAAAGCATGAATCCTTCTCATTGTAGACCATGAGGTTATCCCACTCGATGCCATCGTCATCGACCAGCACACAGATTTCATAGTCTTTTCCATCGACTGTTGCATCGAAGTTGAGTTGCCATCTCATCGGGATGATGCCGTTTATCTTGATTTCCATAGTCACCGGGATCTCCTCAATCCTTCAGCTCGGTTAGGTCAATCATTTTTGTAACGCCGCGAGTCTCTTCGTAGTTCTCTCGGTTAGTTATCCACCACTCAAGACCCTGAAGTCGTGTTGCAAGGTCAAGATTTACCATCGGATCGGATGAGTAGATGACTACCCATGTCTTGTGAACTGTCATTGCTTTCTCCTTAGAAGTTTTCTTTGTAGTGGTTGATTGCCCAGTCAAAGAGGATGCCCTCTTCGAGCTGAGTGTTTTTGCCTTCGATGTCAAAGTAAAAGACTTCGATGTCACCAAGACCAATGTGTTCCTCGATCCTGACACCATCCTCTTCAGGGAAGAACATGGACATGACATTGAATCGATTAGGACCGGACTCGGCATGAAGAATGGGATTGCTCTCATCTCCTTCATCTCTTTGGTCTTCAGTAACCGCAGAGACTTCTTCTTCTCGTTGCTTTAGGGATGTCATTTCTTTTCCCCCTCTGTCCAGCCCCAAGTGACACTATGCCCTGCCTTTTCATACGCTTCTACTGTTGCCCCAATAGGGATAGTTAGTGGAAGTGTTGCCAGTTTTTGTCCTGTTTCTTTGTTATAGATCGTAAAGCCTTCAACGCTACTCATTCTGAGTCCTCCTTATCTGTCCACTCCACATACTCATCGTTACCAACCTCTTTTAGATTGGTATAGATAACGAGTTGTCCAGAGTTGTCTTCATCGATTGAGTAATCGGGGCAAATCTTTGCGAGTTCAGTTCTGAATTCGTAGCCGTTCATTACTCACCTCCGAAGTAGCACTCGAGTGATGACTTGAAGCAGTAGTGGTCGCCCACCCAGTTGATGTGATCGAGAAGCCACATCGCTCCGGCAAGTGCCGCGATAACGCTTATCGATAAAGAGATCGCAAAGACGACCTCTCCTTTCTTGTTTAGTTTCATGTTGACCCTTTCTCTAGTTGTGGTCTGTCTCGTCAGGATGGCTTGACCATTTGCCACCGACCTCCCGAAAGAGGTTTCGACTATTTTCTTTTGCTTCCTTTCTTCAGCTCGAACCCATGCTGACATTCTTTGAGTGGTCTGCAGCAATCTCCACAGATGACTTCACTCATGCACTCACCTTCGAATCGTGTTCATCGAGAAGAATCTCCATCCCGAGTTGGATCCGGTCAGAATCCGCATCACTTGCGAACTCTTCGAATCGGGTTCCCTTGATGGCAGTTCCTGCCCATTCGATGAAGTTCTTCTCATCGGTGGACTCGATGAAGCGGATGTCATAGACGATGCAGTCTCCGTCATGGGATGACTCGCCTATCTCTCTGCTTCCTTCGTAGATGTGGCAAGTGTGACCGATTTGCCCTCGGCGGTTCTCAAAATAGCGAACCTTCTTCAGTTCATACTTCATGGTCTGACCCTTTCTCTAGTGGTTTGTCTCTTCAGTTTGGGAGGAACCACCTACCCAAAGACCCCCGAAGGGGTTTCGACTAATTCCCGAGATCTTCCTCCTTCTTCATTCTCTCTTCTTGTTCTGCCATTGCTTCGTGCAGTTCTCCCCATCGGCTGGGGTCGTCATTGGTGTATTCGTTCATGATGTAGTTCATGATTTCATTTGCAGACATCGAGAACCCAGCGAACTTTGCGGATGCTTTCGCCATAACTCGGGCGAAGTGGTGGAGGTTTGCTTCTTCGTTTTCTTCATCGAAGTAATGAAAGACATTCGAATCATCGAATGAAAAGCATTCGCAGTCGATTTTTTTATCTCTGCAATCTGTGCAGGTCTCGTTATTTTCAAAGAAATCTGCATACTTTCCCTCTGCTTCGGCGATGTTTTCTGCTTTGATGTCTAACGATTGGCAGACGATGTAAGCGGTAAGTGTTGGCATTTTTAGTTCTCCCCTGCTTCTAGTTTGAAGAGTTCAGCGATGAACTGGCGAACTGGTTCAGGATTGTTTGCGTATTCCTTCAGAGCATCGGCGAGGTAATCCAACTCCAAGAACCCAAGAAATGAAGAAAATTCTCCATCGACTAATTTCATGCCGAGTTCATCTTCTGAGTATCCAATCAAATCTAAAAAGATTTGGAAGGGAGTTCCCTTTTTTCCGTCATAGTTGAGAGACCACTCAGCAAGTGCCGAAGTTTCTTCGGCTCCCTTTGGTGGGTTTTCGTATAAATCCCAAACAGTTTTGGCTGTCGTTTCCATTGTTCGATCCGTTTCTCTAGGTCGGGAGGGTTCTCCCGAGTGCCTTCATTCTCCCATTTTTGGGGGCAGATTGGAAGCACATTCCAGAGGATTTTGCCCCAGCTCGAGCTGAGCAGCGAGAGATCCGGCATAGATCCGGACGACCCGGAAGCAGATCCGGAATAGATCGAGGAAACCCGGCGGAGATCGTAGAAAGCTCGAGCCAGCCCGGCAGATGTTGCCCCAGCCCGGGAGAAGCAGCACCAGCCCGGGAAGTGGTCCGGGATCCGGTCATCTTCCCGGCATTGAGTCGAGCTGAAATAGATCGAGAAGGGTCAGGGGTCAGGGGTCAAAGGATGCCCCAAGTCTTAGGCGATTAGTTAGAAGTCGAACAATAAAAAGCCTCTAGTGGTTGGGGGTCTGCCCCCTGTCTGTGTCTGTCCGACACGCCGTAAATGTTGGTTTACATAATGTTAGTTATCGGCTTATAGGGGTTCGACACGCAGGGGTGGCAAATTGACCCGAGTGCTTTATAGGGCTGGGGCCCCTGTATATATG